AAGTGAATTTGACTTAAACACTGAAGAATTTTCAGATATATTATCACTTGCAGTGTTTAAAGTTCGGCAATCAACACTTGAACCAGATACAACAAAACTAGATTATCTCGTGGCGGATAGTGTCATAGGATCAGTTAACTACTTTAGAGAGAAATTCTTAAGCTCTGGTGGAACATCAGTATCATACTTCATAGAGAGTGAAGCTGAGAATAGCAATAATTTGTATCTTAAGATGAATGAAGGTATGTCAAAATCAGCCGGTAATTGGCTTGACGAAAACGGATTCCCAACAAGAAAGATCCGGATCTTACCTGCGAATGACATGAGATACTATGATGAGTTAACACCTCTGGAGAAGGCTGAGACCACACAAGAAGTTAATGATTTTAAAGTTTCACAACGTTTCTTGAACAGAACAGAAGAGAGACAAGACAGATTGTACGTTAAATCCTGGCAGGATCTGCAACGCGACGCTTTAGCACAGGTAAAACATGCTAATAACGTATATCCACATGGTGTTTATCGTCAGCAACTAGCAGAAGCCAAGCAAACTGGTAATATACCAGCTAAACTTGATCGTATATTTGAATTGGCTGACAATTTTGATTTGTTCCCGATTGACATAACTTGCGAGGCTGGTCTAGGCACAGTATATGTAGGTACAAAGGGTGGTACACAAGATTGGTTTGATGATGAAGAGTATTTCGACATTGGTGACCATGTTGTTAGTAGCACTGGTTTGAGTGGTAGTGGATTATATAACACTAAGATCATGGATGATATCGAGAGAAGTGAACTTGGTTACACAAGGGATTATGATGCAGTGTTCGATTCATTCAGAAGTTTCAGTCAATATGCAAGAAAAGACAACATCTTTTTAGCTGATCCACTAAGATACATATTCGTACAAGGTAGAAACAGTCGTATTTTAACAAGTAAGAACAGAGAAGCTGGAGTTACTTTCTCACAACACATCTATTGGCCAATGAGGCACATGATGACTGGCGGGAATAAAAACAGTAGTTATTGCGCAACATATGGTAACTGGGCATTTACTCAGGACAAAGCACTTAACAGAGGTGTCTGGGTACCAACTAGTGGATATGTAGCACAAGCAATGGCTAATACAGATTCAAACTTCGCACCATGGGTGGCACCAGCTGGTTTCACCAAAGGTATTTTATCCGGATTGCAAGATCTTGCTTATTATCCAAAGCAAAAAGAGCGTGACCAGTTATACAAGCTTGGTATCAACCCCATCACACAGTTTCCGAATGAAGGATTCGCGATTTTTGGGCAAAAGACTATGCAACAGAAGCCTAGTGCGTTCGACAGGATTAATGTCCGCCGGATGTTCTTGTACTTACAGAAAGCAGTAATGAATTCTGTCAAGTACTTTGTATTTGAACCAAACACACTATTCACTAGAACACAATTAGTGAACGTGATTAGGCCAATATTCGAAGAGGTAAAGAATACACAAGGATTGTATGATTACCTGATAGTATGTGATGACCGTAACAACAGTTCGGATGTTATAGATAATAACGAACTGGTAGTTGACATATATATTAAGCCCACTAGAGCAGCTGAGTTTATATTAGTTAACTTTTATGCAACAAGAACTGGTCAAGACTTCAGCGAATTGGTAGCCTAACCCATAAGTAATTGTAAGGAGACAAATTTATGCCAGACGTAAGACAAACAATATCAGATTTCTACAGAGTAGCGCAAGAAAGAGATTTCAGCCGCGATTTCCAGTTTAGAGTACTTAATATCCAAAATGACGACGGTAGTGTCGCAATTACAGAAGACGACTTAGTCTACGCCAAAGGTGGTAGTATACCTGGCCGTACGATTAGTGTGACTGATGTACCTTATATGGGACTAAATTTTAAAGTACCTGGAGGAGCAACATACACCGGTGAGTATAGTCTCACGTTTTATAGTGACAGAGTTGATAATTTGAGAAATCTGTTATTGAACTGGACACGTGACACATTCGATGACGCGACAAGTACAGGTAATTATTATATTGCTAGAGAAACATCAGTTGTTGATTTGGTGCAGCTGGACACACAGCTGAATCGTGTAGCTCAATTCACTCTAGTAGGAGCCTTTCCTACAAGTGTAGGTGATGTTGAATATAATCCAGCCGGTTCAGGAGCTCCTGTAGAATTCCAAGTAACAATGGGATATCACTATATTCG